GCCTATACTGGAATGCAAGGGTCATAAAATGGTTTTTAGGTGAAGGAATCTCCACATCCCCAAGCTTTATACCTGGGATGTCCGCCTTTTTAAGGAGCAGTTCCCTTATAAGCGCCCTGTAACCATCATCATCAACAACACCTTCCAACCTGCTAGTGAGGTATTGGTCTGTATAATAGGGATAATTGTCCTCATCCAGTTTGTCTCTTAGATCCATCAAGTCCATGCTACTCACCCCTTAAGGCTTCAATAAGCTCATCCTTCTTCATAGAGCTATAACCTGAAATCTCCTTTTCTTTTGCCATTTCCTTAAGCTCTGCAACGGTGAATTGCTCAAGGTCCTTTCCCTCAATTACTTCCTCAACAGGCTCAACAGGCTCAGGCTTAAGCTCTGCAGGCTCTGCTTTCTTGTGGTGCCTTCTTAGTAACATTTGATCACCTCTCCTTTATAAAAGAAAAGACGGGGAAAACCCCGTCAATTATACTATCGCCTCTAGCTTAACAACTCCTGCCTCGTTGTAGAGATTAGTTGTGTAGAAGGTGTTTCCAGCAAGAACAACAGTTCTGGCAAGTATATCCTCATCAGCCTTAATCTCAGGTCTCTTCTTATAAACTATCTCAACAGCATCTTGTTTCTGGATGTAGGATGTTCCGACTGCAACCCTCTTAGTCCTCACAATGTCCTTAAGCCCTAGAAGCTCAGCCATCTGCTCTTTGGATAGGAAGGTGTTCCCATCTACCAATGACTTGTACAGAGTAGTGTAGTCAGCTGGGTTGATGAATAGGATGTAATCTTCCTCATCCTCATCGTTGAACAGTGCCACTGCATCAATTATGTTTGCAGCAGTTGTTGCTGTTCCGTTAAATTGCAATGCAGTTGCTGCCATAGATGCCAGGTAATCAATTTCCAGCTTGTCAGCTATTGAAAGACCTATTTGATTGCTTGCCTCTTCCATTGTTCCGTCTACGTTTGTAAGGACAGCTGTTTCAGTTACCTCCACCGCTTTACCTGCCTCTTTAACAGTAACGGTAGCGGTTGTCATGCTAAGCTTAGCTGGGTCCATTGGTGTTCCTTCAACCAAGTCCTCAGCAGCTCCAATGTAAGCGTAAACTGGTCTTGTGATCGTATCCCCCGCTCTACCTTCTAGAGTTGTGTCAATCTTTGCAAATGGTGCAAATCTAATCTTATTCTCAAGCTCTGCGGAAATCGCATCTGCCATTACCTCTGGGTTTACTAGATCCAATGCTTTTGTTTGTGTCATTTTTCATCTCTCCTTTAATCTTTTAGTTGGTTATACAGGTCAGGGTTCTTATTGAACAAGTCCACCTTTTCCGTATAACGCATTTTCTGAAACTCTTCCTTTGTTATGGGTGATTTTCTTTGCTTCCCACCTGCTCCCAAGCTTCCGCCTGTTCCTGGTGGTGGTGTCTCCTCAAACAGATACGGGTCGGATTCCTTTAGTGCTGTGATAGCCGCCTCCATATCCTTGTCAATGTTCTTGCTTGTCTTTAAGCTTTCCATGTCAAGTAGCGCCTTGGCCGCCTTTATATTCTTGGCTCCCCTCAGTGCGCTCTCAATGCTATGCTCAAGCTTAAGGGCCTCAATTTGGGCCTGTGCATCCTTCTCGGCCTGCTCATACTTGTTCTTGTACTCGTCAGCAGCCTTCTTGATGGCTTCAACATCCATCTCCTTGAAGGATTCTATTTCCTTGTTGGCATCAACAAGTTGCTTCTTTGTGCTTGCAAGCTCTGTTTCCTTGGCCTTTACGTCACTTTTAAACTTTTCAATGTCTCTTCCGTTCTCTGCCATTATCTTTTCAATGGCTTCATCCTCAAGTCCTAAACCTTTAAGAAATTCTCTATTCATAATTCCCTCCTATATCTACGCTTTTATTCGTGGTCGCTTCACGTGATTTGTCAATGTATCGTCATGACCTACGTATTTGAACAGTTTAAAGCCTTATTCAGGGCATGAAAAAACCACCCTTTCGAGTGGTCATGTAATAAGTATGAATAAGTCTATTTCACCTGTTCACCTCCTGTATTAAGTTTTATAAGTCATCTTCATCCTCAAAGTCCACATAATCATCATAGAAATAATCAGGCTCCCCAGGTTGCCATCTAAGCCTGCACATATCAATCACATAATTCTTAACTATATCGTGGGCCCTTTCCTCATCCATAGAGGCATCTAACAGGCTCTTATACATGGCCTCTGCTGTCAAGGCGACCTCTTCCATTAAGTATTCCCTTAAATCCCTTAAAGCGTGTCTTATGTCCTCAGCCTCCATAATCTTTTCAACCTCGTTGATAAGATTCTTTTTCTTCATAGGCCCACCTCCTCATATGCTTTTTACCCTCTACAATGGTTTTGTAGCAAAATATTCTCCATAATCTTCATACCATGAATCAAGTGTTGGGTTATAGCCTCCATATATCCAAGCGTTAAGCTCTTCCGCCACATCGTCAAGGCTCTTGGGAATGTAAGGCACCATTGTACACAAACCGTTTGCGTGATCCAGTGGTACATCATCTTTAGGAAATATCTGTCCATGCCTGTCAATACAAAGTTGGCATGTCCTCCCATGAATCAAAGCACTCCTCCACTCAATGCCCTCGACAAATGGATTCATCTGTGATGATTGGATAGTAGCTGTCTGGTAGGCATGATTGATACTGGTCCTTGCAAGTCTCATTGCATTATAGTCGATTACCTTGGTCTTGAGGATTGGATATACCTTTGCCCAGTCAGCGGACCTCTGTGATGGAGGCTTCACGAATTGCTCCAAGTCCTCTGATAGCTTTACAGCTGATTTCTTCTCAGTGATGCCCTGGGCTATGATGGTCTCGATATCCTTCTTATTGTCCCCTGTGGCCTGCCATATCCTATTTGATAAGGTCTTGTTGTCCTTGTATAGCCCACCTGAGATTATATCCCTTATTACATTGTCCTGGACATTGGAGAATGCTGTTGTGAAGTGATCACCTACATCAATAGCCGCCTTCTCAAACATCAGGGCCATTATCTTGCTCTGGCCTGTCGCTGCCTCCTTTGCTGCCCTTGTGGTATATACTGAAATGCTCTGGTTAAGTTGCCTGGCCAATGCTACCCTTGTCCTCTTTATCTCCTTCTGGTAGTCAGTAAGCCATCTCTTGCTAAGGGTCCTATTGCCTGCCTTTTTAACCTGCTCACTGATTGACTTGATGGCATCGTCATATATCTTAAGGACCGCCCTTTGTTGTTGAAGGGTCAGCCTTGATATATTTCTTCTGGTCTCCCTGGTGATTCTTTCATATTCATTCAAGCCTTATCACCTGCTTACTTTAACATTCTTGTCAGCTGCTAATTGATTATACTCAACTATCCAAGCAAGTGGTATTTCATATCCTCGCTTTAAAAATCTTTCTATTGCTTCTGCTATTTCTTGCATTCTATGTTCATCATGTATAAATTTAGGCTTTATCCCAATAGGTGGTTTATCTCTCATTCTACACCTCCTACTCTTCCAGTGGTTCGCCTATATCAAGGTTTAAATCCTGGGTATATGAATCCTGAAGCATGGCCTTTTCTCTCTGAATCTGTTCAAGCTCTGCATCAATGTCAATGTCACCGCCCCACTTCTTCATGTAGCTGGCCCTGCTCCTTACCTCTGCTACTACCTCCTGCATGTCGATTCCCTTCTCTGTGTCCTCATCCTCTTGCAATGGGAATACTAACTCTATATGGGTTGTAGTCTCATACTTTGCAATCTGTCTTGACTTGTATAGGTTGTAGGCATCAACCATCCTGAAGATATAATTAACCATTTCAGTAAGCGCTGGCAGCCATTCACTAGCGTCCTCCTCACATACTGCCTTTAGCCCCCAATAAAGGGCCTTCATACTCTTGCCTGATTGTATTACACCCTTAAGCTCCTCAAGGGACACGTTGGGTACATCCATCAGGTCATACATATCATTTTTAATCCTGCCGATTGTATCCTCAAATTTGGCCTTGTAGGAAAATCCAGATTCAAGCCTCTCCATCCTTGCCTGTCTGCCCTCTGACCCCTGTCTTACATCGGTCTGTAGGTCTATCATGGCACCAGGTGCAATCTTTATATCCTTAAGGCTCTGCTCGTCTGCATCAGTCACTACATCCTGGCCAAACATTTGAAACTTCAAAGCGTCTATGTCATCGCTTGTAAGCTTGTTGTATGCGTTTTGATTATCCCACAGCTCCAACACATCAGATACTCCCTCTGTCTCCCCTGTGAGTCCTCCGTTTTGTATGATAATAACTGGGATGAAATCAAGCTCAGTGTTGTAGTCCTGATATTCAACGCTCAAAGTCTCCCCCTTGCCATTGTGGGTGGATTCGTTCAGGATGCACCTGT